GAGCGTTTCGGTGCATGCCGTGCGTGTTTCAGTAAGGTAAATCACCAATCCACCCCCTTGATGGCATCTTCAACAGAGCCAGAAGGTTCTTTAGTTTTGTGCAGTTGGATAAAGTCCCAGCATTCCCTAGCCGATTTAAACGTCATCTCTTTGCCAATTTCATCGGGTATGCCGTAGATGTCGCAGAAATAAATGCACATCATCATCCCGTCCATGCTGTCAATGCCTGTATCTTTGAGGTCATCGTCCAAAGTAACAATAGGGATGAAGTCTTGGTGGGTCGGTTTTACCACCCGTGCCACCTTGTTAAAAAGTTCAATAAAGTCCATGCTTTTCCTTAAAGTAATGACACGAACGTTAGTGTACCAATCATCACCCAATTTTCCAATTGGTTCCGTCAGAATAGACGGGAACTTTATTTGCTCCACCAGAGGCAACGGTAGAGCCAAATGTGGTGACGGATGAGTCTGTTACAAATGCTCTGTAACCTACTCCAGAACCACTGGCGCTAGGCAAAGTACTGACCGTGTAAACAAGGTTAGTTGGCTGCTCGCTAACCAATGTAGACACAACGCTATTCTCTTGATTAAAGTACAAGCGTAGGACGTTGGTCAGTTGGGAAAGATATAACTTACTAAACTGGTCTTGTGGAAGCGGTAGGTTAGGTACTGCTGGCGCTTGGACATTACTCACGTGTTGCCCCTTCTACCGTCAGGACGGATGTCAATACGAGGAGCACCCAGTTGCCATTGGTCTCCAATGTTGTTGTTCTCTACTTTGAACGCCATCTGTCTGCCACGCACCCGCACGTAAATTGTTCCTGTGAACTGCTCCACGTTAACCACGGAAGTTCTGGCAACCGTGGCGTAGGCGCTACCGCCCTCAGACAACGGGTCGTTGTAGCCAGAGCCTGAGTTCTGCAATGGATACAGAGTCATGGTTACATTAGGGTTATCACTAGTAGACCCACGGAAAGTCAAGTCAGGGAGAATCCTCCAAACAAAACCAAAGTTGTGACCATCATCGATGTCAAATTCAGACGACACAATGTAGGAGTCAATGGCTGACGCTGGCAGACTTGTGCCATCATCCACGCCATACTCGTGATAGACGATGTTGTTGGCATAGGTTGCAGCCAGAGGATAGTTACGCAAGCCCGTATCTAGCCATGCGGTACGACCAAGGTAGCCGTAGTACCAGACTTGCTCTAAGTAGTTGTACACCACGTAGGTGTCAATGACTGTACTGCCCTCGGAGCAGTAATAAAACCACACCTCGTTAAAGCCTTCGTTGGTGCTGGCAAAGAACTGCGATGCTTGGGACAAGTTGATGTTGCCGTAGATGAACTGACGGAGGTCGCAACTCAGGGTGCTGACGCTACCATCGTAGCGGTAGAACTTATCTCGACCCATCCAGTACACAACGCCTGATGCCAAAGCCGTGGCGTTCTCGCCCACGATGGAGATGTTGTCGCCCAAAAGGGTTGAACCCCAAACCGCAGGAGGTCCAAGATATTGCAGGGAATAGAGGGACGAATCTGTCCACACCAAGATTTCCTGACGCACTTGCATGGCTGTAACGATGAGTGAGCCATGAGAAAGACGCAGACTACCCGCTTGATTGGTGGCATCTGGAGTCCAGTTGGTAATAGATTCTTGGTCTGACCAGCGAATCAACATGGGGTCTTGCGTGTTAGTGCCATAGTCATTGCATCCAAACGCAAAGATAAAACGAGACACGTCAGAGATAGCAATATAGTTCTGAATCACGGGCACGTCAGAAGCGCCAACAATCGTGGAAATGTTTACGCCAATACTGGTTACTCCATTGGCAGCAGTCCAGTAATACATGCCACCGCCTCGTGGTCCAAACACCAAGTTCTCGCCAAAGTTAGCCTGAGACCACAGACGTAAGTCTTGGGCGGTGGTGGCGCTATTACCCCAAGAGCCAGCACCCCACGCTCCAGCACCCCAACCAGACAACGGAACAGATATGTCGGTTCCTGTATCTATTTGGTACTGAGCCGTGACTGCACCGCCTTGTGATGAAGCACTATTATTAGCATTGGTAGAAGCAGTGATGTCATAGGTGTTGGCATCAATGACCGTCATCTGATACCAGCCAGTGATAGTCACCCCATAAAAAGTGCTTGTAGACGTGAAATCAACAAAATTTCCGCTAATTCCTCCGTGCGAGGCGGCAGTTACCCTGATGGTGGGCAAGCCGTTAAAGCATTGAAAAGGGTTTGTTAGGGATACGGTATAGCGAATAACAGTAATTGAAACCGTGCCACCACCAGCGGGAACGGTTGAAGTTGCAGCCGTAGCAACCGTAATTTGAAAGGTGTTTAAACCTATTCTGGTAACGGTAAACTGGTTGTTGAAGTCAGATGCTGGAATACCGCCAACGGCAGATGTACATCCAGAGATTTGAACCACATCGCCTGTATATAAGTTTGAACCAGCCCAAGTTACAACTACAGTCTTGAGCGTATTGGTTACCCCAAACGCATTGGTCAAGGTTGTTGATGCGGTTGTGTACTTTAAAGGCGTGATGTCATAGTACGCACCACCGCTCTCAATATAGTATTTCAGGCTTGTGCCCACAGCAAGGACGTTTAAACTGGCTAACGTAATCCAGTTCCACAGTGCCCTGCAAACGCCAAGAAAGGTAGAGGAGGAAATCTGATACCAGCCACCTACTTTCTCAGGTGTGCCCTGACGAAAACGAATCTTGTCGCATTCATACCAGCCGCCCTCAGTCGTATAACGGGTGTTTTCCCGATTTACTCCTGATTTGAATATGATTTTCTTTAGTGGCATGATTAAACGTAGGGTCTAGTTCCAGATTTGTCAATTATCAACGCTTGTCTACGAGGTGTACCACTTGGCTCATTGGGAATGGAAATGTGAGTCCAGCGGTCAAACTCCCTGATAACTTGGTCGTAACCTATGCCAGATGCAATGATGGCTTTAACAACCTCGTCAGGGGTCATGCTAGGGATGCGTAAATCGGCAGCGCAACCAACCCGATGTTGGCTAGTATCTTTAGAACCAACAGCATTGTTGACCAAGTGACTACGAAAAGCGCTATTAACCATAACGGGTTTCCCACCCAAAATGGATTTAACTTCTTCAAGAAATGCGGCAAGTCTTTTAAGATTTTCAAGTTCAACCTCATTGGGCGTATTGTCAAATTCACGATGGTCTGTGTGGGTTAATTCCTCAAGAGTAAAGTGTTCACTTAGTTGCATATCACTTCCTCAACATTTCTTGGATTTCTTTGGTCTTTTCTTTGCTTCCTTGGCTGGAGCCAAAATAGAAAGAAAGCACTTGTCCTGCTGCACTAGTGATAAACCCTAATGCAAAAATAATAATCTGTTGCTGGTCGGTTGGGACGTTTTTAAACATCAAAATCCCAATTAAAAAGAACGCCAATCCCACCACTCCAAGAGCAAGGATAGGTACAACCATCTTGTCCAACTGGGTTGCATATTGGCTTGTAGCGACTTCAGCGTAGGCTTTACGGGCTGAGTCACGGTCTTGAGCGTCCATCTTGGCGTACTCAAGTTCAAGTTCTTGTAGTTTGGCGGCAGCAGCAGGGTCTCCTGCAATAGCCTTGGCTACTTCCTCAACAGTGTCAGATACGCCCAGTTTGGAAGCGATGGCAGATACGGCAGCACCGCCAAGAGGTCCAGCAACTGCGGTTGCCAAAGCGGGGGCTATGCCTTTAAGAAGGTTAAATAGTTCGTTCATTTTTCCTTCTCTTTCTCCATCTGTTTAATTAACTTTTCCACTTTCTCAACACTCTTGTCCACCTTGTATTGGGCTTTGAGCGTATCAAAATAAATCATCAACAGCAAAGGAACAATCAAAAGGAACAATATGAGGCAAACTACCGCTACCGCTACGCTGCCCGATTCTGATATATGACGTACATCAACGCCCATACTTCTAGAACCACTATCAGAACCGCTCCGAAGATTAACGCCTCGTCTGTTAATTTGTTTAAACGCTTCTGACGTTGCCATTTTTTGTTCCGTTCTGCTATAACCTCTTGCTTAATCTCTTCATCATGCTTCTTTGCCAGCCTTGCATACTCTTTTTCATACCTTGACCAAACTGCACCCAACGCTGGGTCTGTGTGGTAAATCAGATACTCACGCATCTCAACTGCTTGTCGCTCAAGTTCAATTTGGTTGAACACATTTTCAAGCGCTTGCGCCTTGAGTGACTTTTCTTTTGGCGGGTTAAGTTCTTGACGTTTGACTTCTTTCTTTACTTCCTCATGCGCCTCAAAGAACTGCCCAATAAAACCCGAAATCTCCTTTGTTACGTTGTAAAGGTCTGAGCCTGTAGCCTTGGCTTCTTTGTACAAGGCAATGCCTTGCTTGATTCCAGCAATAGCCGTGAGAGCAAGGGTAATAGGCTCAATAGTTACTCCGCTTGTTTTTGTGGTTGCAATTCTTTCTGCAAGGCTTCAATCAGTTGATACACCTCTTGGTAAGGACGAGTACCAAGATAAGCAATCAGGGCGTTAAGAAGTTGGTCTGATAAATTCATGCCAGTTGTTCTTCTGTTGGACGAGGCAGTGTTGGGTGGTTCCACTCTTTGATGTAGTCACCTTTGCCGTCAGAGTCGTTTTGCAACGTAATGACGGTCAAGAAATCACGAGCCGTAAGTTCAGGATAGATTGTTTTAATTTTGTCGTAGAGTGTCATCATGCCGCCCTTGCTAAAAAACCACAAAATGTGCTTGGAACATAAATAATATTGCTTGACGTTGTTAGATAAGCATACAACTCTATGTAATCGGTAGTTCCATTGCAATAAACTAGACCGCTTACACTTGAATAAAATTCAGTCATTGCGCCACCATTGATGCCTGCGCCAAAAAAAATGTTTCCGCCGTTTTTATAAATTCTTACGAGAGCGGTAGTAACCGTCCCAGAACCTATATCAATACCGCCGCTAATTTGATAATATCCAGCAACTGTTGGTGTAAAAGTTGATGAAGCAAAATTATTGTTTGTGTCGTAGTTTTCGGTTGAAAAAATAATTTTTGTAAATGTTGCGTTTGATATTCCCGTTTGATTTGTTGCGGATGTTGCAAAAAAAGCAGGACCATTTACAGGTGCAGTAGCACTTGATGCAACACTTACCCAACCAGCGGCTGTGTAGGCGTCAAAAGCACCAGTCGTGGTGTTGTACCCCATCTGACCTACAACA